GCTACGCCGAAGTCTCGGCTGCGGTTACGGCCATCGCGCATCAAGAACTCGCCGCTTCCTAACATGAGCACTGAGCAAGCACTCCAAAACCTATACGCAGCCGCTCGCCAAGCCTCATTAAAGGCCGACGACCACGATCTTGTCCGCAAGTGCGCGGAACAGCTTGCCGAGGCGTTAAAGCCAAAGGAACCGAAGGCCGAATGAGCGGGACGGCAGACGTTAATTGGCGCAGCTACGTGGGGCCACAGGACAATGGGCTGACGGTTGACTCAGCCGAGTGGCAGGCACCGCTTGACCCCGAAAACTACGACGATCTCGTAAAGGGCTCCAACGTGTCGAACCTCTGCGTGTCAGGTCTCACCATTCCAGCCTCGCAGGAGGACTCGATAGACTTCGTGCGCGGCAAAGATTATGTCGTGCAGCATTGCATCGTTCAAGGGTCGATCACTGTTAAAGGCTCCACTGACGGTCTGTCGCTCTACGGATGCTCTATCTCAGGCACAATTGAACTAGGCCAGTATGACAACTATTGGACCAAAGGCCGCGCTCCCACGCGCAACGTGTCAATAATTAGCTGCACCTCGCCGGATGGCTCGCCTATTAGGGTGAAGCTCTGGGATGCGGAGATGCCGTTTATTGAAAGCACTAACGTAAAGGTGACGAAGATTCCAAAGTGGGTCTGGTTGCACTACTTCATGTTCCGTCGCCTAATAAACCCTAAAGCTGCCTAACAATGCTAGACCTTCTTACAAATGCACTAGGCGGCGGCGCACTCGGTGTTCTCCTTCGCATTGGCAATGGGTTCTTTGACAACTACAAAGCTGGTCAAGAGCACAAACGAGAGCTAGAGAAGGCTAAAGCTATGGCCGAAATTGCGGCTGATAAAGCTCAATGGGAAGCGTTTACAGCCAGCCAAAATGCGGCGATTGCACCCGTAAACACCGCACCTTGGGCGGCGAATGTTCTCACCCTCTTTCGTCCTGCCATCACCCTCCTTCTCCTTGTCCTAGTTACCATTGTCTTCTTCAATGTTCCAGATTTTGAACAAGCAGACATGGTGGACGAAGTGCAATTTGCAGCCTTCAATTGTGTAGGCTGGTGGTTTGGCGACAGAATGACCCGGAAAAAATGAACTCCTACGAAAAAGACATCATTGTGGCTTCCACCCCATTAGCAGCCTCATTAGGTCTAAGCCAAATTAACCATCTTATCGGCATCATTGGCGGCTTGGTGGGATTGGCCTACCTCATTTGGAAATGGCACAAGGAATACAAGAAGAATGAACCCTCGTAAGCTACCCTGTAACAGCCCTAGGCGAGACATTAGCGGCGGCAAGAAGTCCGTAGTCCGCGCTTGTGCCAATGGTAAGTCCAAAGTCATACGCTTTGGGGACGCTAATATGTCCATCAAGAAGAGCCAACCTAGCCGGAAAGCCTCCTATTGCGCCCGTTCCGGCGGAATTAAAGGCACCTCTAACAAACTATCGGCTAATTACTGGAGCCGAAAAGCATGGTCGTGCTAATATCTGTTTATGAAAAACGAAAACTACAAGTCACGCAAGCAGATGATTAAGCACGAAAAGAAAGAGAACAAGAAGAAGGACTACGAGGGTTTTGGCAAAGCAGCCTACGGCAAACGTAAGTCCTGTTCCTAATTGTGCTAAGGCACAGTAGGGTATGATAGGCCAATGGCTCGTTATAACACTTTTGGCGAAAAAGACAGTCAGTTTAATGATGAGGTGGACATTGGATTCTCACGAATCAATGCCCGGTTGCGCCCCGATCAATTAAAGTCTGGCGAGCTGGCTGTGTCCATCAATGGACGCATGGACATTGACGGTGCTTGGCAACCCCGAAAAGGGTCTAATGCTTTTGGGCCTCAGCTTGGTAATAGCGGTGAAGCGTTGATTGTTCCGTTTTACGTTTGGACCAATAGCGCTATTTCTAGCGCAACTCGCAGCACAACTACGGTTACAATTACCACCTCCGTTGCTCATGGATTCACCACAAGCACACAAGTGGGTATTTCTGGGCTTACTGGAACTGTTGACCCCAACGGCAATCGCACAATCACTGTAACAGGCTCAACGACATTTACATTCACCATTACGGGTGCTACGGGTAGCGAAACCTATTCGATTGGTTTCGACAACTTTGCCGGGGCTCCTCTTCTGAGCAGCAACATTAACAATGCCTACGGCTCTTGCTTGTTCTCCGACCCATCGGATGACAATGACGAATACTTTATTTTGGCCCTTAACTCTAAGGCCATTGCGGTTAATTGCTCAACAGCGGTTCCAACCGACATTGCCTATCCATCTGGCATCACCATAACAGATGACGTTGATATGATTCAGGCGTTTAACAAGGTGTTCATCTTCAGAGATGGACTTACAGCCCTATCTTGGAATGGCAGTTTTACGGGAACTCCAGCCTTTGCTAAGGTGGCAAATGGCACCTATGCCAACACAACGTATTACAATGCCAATAACAACACAAGCATTGCAGATGGTCTTGTGACTGTAAGTGAGACGGCTCACGGTCTTTCCGTTGGAAGACAGATTTTTGTGGTGGATGCCAGCACAACTTCCCTAGTGGAAAATGGGGCTGGTTACACTATTGCGTCTGTTCCTAACGCCAATACATTCACCTTCTTTGCCCAAGTTGTAGATCACGCAAGTCACAAAGTAATTTATTCTGTGGCTCAATCACAAGGGCTTGGATTTGTTCACATGCCCGCGCCCCCGTGGGGAGTCTATCATCAACGGCGCATCATTGCCCCATACTACTACACCTCTACGGGAACATCTGGTAGTGAAGTGATTACTAGCCGCAACGTAAGGGATGAGTTGATATTCTCTGACATTTTTGATTCAGACACCTATGACCAAATCCAGAATCAGTTCAAGGTTACGGCTGGCATTGCTGACTATTTGCAGTATGTCCACCCGTTCACTGACGACAATGCTGTGGTTCTCAATCGCAATAGCATTCATCTTCTTAGCGGACTTTCGGGTAGCCTGACGGACATTACGCTCAAAGAAATTACACGCGAAGCTGGGCTTGTGGCCCGTCGTTCTGTTGTAACCATTGCCAATCAAATATTCTTCCTTTCAGACAACGGTGTTTACGCAACAGCCTTCGGCGACCTCTATAATCTTCGCGGAGCAGGACTACCCTTGTCTGACCCAATTGACCCTATCATTCGTCAAATTAACAAGGAGTATGCTGACAAGTCGGTAGCTATCTATCACAATAATCGCTACTACATTGCCGTCCCGTTAAACGCATCTATCTACAACAACGCCATATTGGTTTACAACTTACTCAATCAAGGTTGGGAAAGCATTGATTTGATTGAACAGGAGGGTTGGGATGTGGCCAACTTTATTACCTCTAGTGCTGGTGGCGTTAATAGACTCTTTGCCATTAACCGATTTGGCGGCATCAATGAGGTGGAGTCCCGCGTTGATGACGTAGATAACATCTACACGTTCCCCGGCCTCCCATCCAAATTCTTCCACGTTGAATCGGAAGCGTTAACCCGTGAGTTTACCTTCCAAAGTCCAGAACGTAAGAAGTTCAACAGCTTTGAAATCCATACGGAATCCAGCGAAACCAACAACTCTGATGCCCTAATTGAAGGTGTGTCTGAGAATTTGGATAGTGAATTTGAGCTTGGCACCGTATCTGGCATCCTTGGTGAAGTCTTAGCCATTGGTGAAGACGCATCTCTGCGTGGTAGAATCGGCAACATTCGGGCTTACGGAATGCAACTTAGATATACTCCGACCGCTGGACGACCCAAGTTGCGCTTAGTAAAGCTCACAGCATCACCCACATTCAGAGCGTTAACACAAGCCTCATAACATGGCAATTCTATCCAAAGGAGCAACGATTGTTGCCGACACGCAAGTTAGTGCAACCAACCTCAATAACTTGGTTGATGCAGCTACGTTTGTATCTGGTGCGGTTGACGGCACTACCACTCAGCTTTCAAGTGGAGCCATCATTGTTAAGGACGGTGGCATCACCCCAGCCAAACTAAGCACGGGTGGTCCTAGCTGGACAAGCGGCGGAACGGTGTCTGCCACAGCGTTTTCTGGTCCCCTTACGGGAGCTGTAACGGGTAATGTTACGGGCAACCTCACTGGCAATGTTACTGGAAATGTAACAGGAAGCAGCGGCAGCACCACTGGCAATGCAGCTACGGCTACAAATGTTGCTTACAGTGGATTAACTGGAGCGGTTCCAACATGGAATCAAAGCACCACTGGGAATGCAGCAACAGCCACCAAGATTGCGACTATTACCAATTCCGACATTGTTCAACTAACGGCAAGCCAAACGTTAACAAACAAAACGTTAACCTCACCAACCATTACGGGAACGGGAGCTATTGCTGGAATTTTTACAGGTCCAATTACCGGTAATGTCATTGCCAGCGTTGCCAGTATTACGTTGCTATCCTTGGTTCCCGAAACAGGCTATCCAACAAGTGGAACCATAACCTTAAATTTTTCGGCTGCTAGTAACGCTAGGATTTTACTAAGTGGTAATAGCACGTTTGCGTTGGATAGTATTTCCAGTGGAAAAATAATTATTGTGACCCTTCAAAATGATACAGGCGGAAGCATTAACACAAGTTGGCCAGCATGGAATTTTGCCGGTGGTAATTTTCCGTCTTCCCTGACACCGGGAGAATCTATGGTTGTTTCCATGTATTCTTACGGCACTACCGCAGCCAGCGTTTACGCAGTTTCTTCCCTCTAATTTTATGCCTTACAACCCACAGACAGGCGAGTATGAACCAGACATGGGGCAAGTCCCGGTTAACGCTCCTGCGGCTAACCCATTTGGTTTTGACCCCGGCCAAGCTACCCGTGACTATCTTGCAGGCATAGCCAATCCCCAAACGCTTACAGCCCTCCTTGGAGCCGAAGCTGCGGCACGTCCTCAATTGGGTGCTCAGGGACTTAGAGACCTTAGCCAATTTCAGGCTGGCGCACCACAATTTAATGTTCAGGCGTTTCTTGCCGCCCGTCCCGACATCCTCAATAATTTTAACAATGACCCCGGCTATGCTCAGACATATGGAAGTCTTGAGCAATACGCTAAGGCTGCTGCTGACGCCGAGGGGCTTACACCTCAATTTACAACTACCCAAGGTGGTAGTCTCGATCTTCTAAGACAATCTGCTGGTGTTACGAGTGGCGTAGAAACGGCGGCAAATACCGCCCTACGAACAGCGGGAGCGGCGGATGTTGCTGCTTTGGCTCCTCAACTTGCAGCTACCTACAATCAGCTAAATCCAGAGATTCAAGGGAGCTTACAACGGGCCGAGGATTTGAGGCGAGTTCCTGATGCCTATGCTCCAATGCGGACGGCGGCTTTTAACGCTCAACAGTTTGGTGATCTTCAGTTCAATCCAGCCCAAGCCTCTTTGCTGGGTAGTGCTCCGCAAGTAGGTCTAGGTGGATACAACGCCGCACAAGTTGGGGCTCAGGGTTACAATCCAGCACAGGCTTCCGCACAAGGCTATAACGCGGCCCTAGCACAGTCTCAGGGCTACAATGCTCAACAGGCACAGTCGCAAGGCTACGATGCGGCCCTAGCCCAATCACAGGGCTATCAATCTCAAGGCTACACCCCACAAGGCTATCAAGCTGCTCAGGCTGGTGCTGGTATGCAAACTGAGGCCGAGCGTTTGGCCCGTGGCCAACTGGGTCAATCGCTTTATTCTCAGGCTTTGCAGGCTGGTCCCAGCCAAGCTGCTCAACTCCTTGGTGGTCGTGCGGCAGAATTTGCCGCTAGCACAGGTCAGCTGTCCCCTGAAGAACTAAGAAACATTCAGCAAGGCACCCGCGAAGCCTACGCCGCCCGTGGCATTGAAATGAGCAATCCAGCCATTGCTGCTGAGGCTGCGGCTCGGTCTGGAGCAATGCGTCAACGTCAGGCTGAAGACTTGGCTCAAGCTGTCGCTCTCAATCAGGCTTATACCCAAGACCTTTCAGCTAACCGTCAATTTGGCACAGGTCTATATGGGCAGGAAATTGGTTTGCAACAAGCCAACCAACAGGCTGCGCTTCAAGCTGCTCTTGCCAATCAACAGACGGGTCAGAACCTATCTTTGGCCAATCTGCAAGCTCTTAACCAAGCCGGTCAATTTACTGCTGGTCTGGGTGCTGAAGCTGCTCAGTTTGGTGCTAATGCAGCCAATCAAGCCAGTCAGTTTGGGGCTAGTGCGGCCAACCAAGCGGCCATCCAGAACGCTCAGAACATATCCCAAGCCAATCAATTTGGGGCTGGTGCGTTTAACCAAGCTCAGTTGCAAAATGCCTTACTGGGCTCACAAGCTGGGCAATTTGGCGCATCTGCCTTCAATCAGGCTCAATTGCAGAACGCCCAGAACATTTCTCAGGCTGCTCAATTTGGTGCTGGGGCTCAAAACCAAGCATCCCTAGCCAATCAAGCGGCGTTTAATCAGGCAGGTCAATTCGGGGCTGGAGCCCAGAATCAAGCCAATCTTGCCAACCAAGCTGCGCTCAATCAAGCAGGTATGTTCCGAGCTGAGGCTGGCAATCAAAGCCAGCTTACAAATGCTCAGCTGCAAGCTCAGTATGCTATGGCCAATCAGGGTGCGGCCAATCAGTTCTCCCTCGCCAATCAAGCTGCGGGTATGGACCTTGCCTCTCAGAACCGTTTGTTTGCCGCCAATCAGCAACAGCAGAACATTGCTAACCTTGGTCTAATTGGACAGGCTGACTCGGCTACTGCTGAAGCTAATAGGGCTTATGCCCTCAACTTGGCTCAAGGCTATCGTGGCGCGGCGTATGACCCAACGGCTATGCTGCTAGGTCAACAGAGCAATGCCGGTCAAACCGCTGCTCAACAGCAAGGGTATGCTCTGGACTTGGCTAAGACGTTTAACACCCCAACAACCTACAATCCAGACACGGGTATTAACTTGGCGTTGGCCAATCAAGCTAACATCACCAACCGAGACATTGCCCAGCAGTCTGCTGCTGCTCAATTGGCGGCTGCTAAGGCTGGTGCTTCTGCTACAAAGACTGCTGGTGTTGCAAGCGGACTTGGTAGCATTCTTGGAAGTGCGGCATCTGCCAAGATTTTCATGGCCTGTATCCCAGAAGGCGAATTCATTGATACACCAGAAGGCCGAGTGGCTATTGAAGACATCCGTTCCGGTGATAGCGTCATTGGCTTCTCTGGTGAACCAGTTAAGGTGCTCATTAAACATGAGTATGCCGAGAACCCAGAAGCAGAACGCTTCCATCGTTTCTATCTCGATAATGGCAAAGACTTCTCTGTATGCGATATGCACCGCATTGAAGGCGAACGCTCGATGGACTACAATGTGGGGAATAGCTTTAAGGGCGGCGAGGTTGTTGAAGCCATCGCTGTCTATGGCGGCGTCACCCGTTCCTATGACTTGTTGACGGAAGACATCGGCTATCGTATGTCTGGCGTAGCTGTTAACAGCATGATTGAAGAACTTGCCGCCTTCTCATCCACCTAAACTTTCTTAAACACAATGATTGGAAGCTCCGTAAATCCCGCCCTAGGTCGCATTGACTACTCCCCCATCACACAGGGGGCGCAATCTGCTGCACAAAGCATCCAAGCAGGCGGCCAAGCATACGGCCAAATGTTTAGCAATTTAGGTAATGTTGGTGCTCAAATTTTTGGGTCACTAGCCAAACAGAAGAAGGAAGAGGAACAGTATAAAAGCATCATTTCTGCAACCAAGTCTTTGGCTACAAATGTGGATAACCTTAAGGATGTATCTCAAGATGTTAAGGCTTGGGTTAAGAAAACTACTGAATCAATTGACAACCCTAAGTTGTCTAGCATGGAAAGAGCCAATCTAGCTCAATCCCTTAATCCAATGATTAACTCAGTTGTTGGTAGTGCGATTAACCAGAGCATGGCTAGTGACGCAAGGAAGAGGCAGGGCATGGAACTCAATGCGGCTTTAGAAAGAAATAAAACCGCTGGGATTGAGGCGCAGCTTCGCACCCCGGGAATGACATTTGAAAAACTTAATGCTTCTGCGGAAGCAGCCCCTGAGCAAACTTTTGCCACATTGACTCAATTTATGTCAGCTGGAGAAGCTCTTGCTGTAATGGAGAGCACCAATAAAATTAGTCAAAAGACGAAAGAGGCTAAGCTTGGACTGCTTGAGGCTCAAATAAAAGAAACATTAACGCCAAAGGGTGTTACACTAACTGATACAGACAAAGAGCTAAACGACAGGATTGCAGCAGAAGAGGCTCGGCTTGGGCGTCCTGTAACTGCTTTGGAAAGAGTTAAATTGCGAGATGCAATGAAAACCCCAACCCTATTGCTTCGTCCCGGCACTAAAAAAGATTTGATTTTAGAAGACCCAGAAACAGGTAATAAAAAAACTGTTCCTTCTTATTGGGATGGAAACGAATGGCGCGATGACGTTAGCGGAGCCCCAGTTTATCTATCGCCCCCCGGTATGTTTGGGGGTGGCGGAAAAACTATTAACCCAGCAATATTTGGACAATCTTCTGCTCCTGATGTTGGAGCCGGTGTTAGGGATTTTGGTGATTTGTTAAATCCTAAGCCCAAAAAGTAATGCCACAAATCATCAACCACCCGAAATACGGGAAAGTATCCTTTCCCGACGGAATGGGCGACGAGGAGATTGTGTCCATCTTCAAGAAGATTGACGAACAAAATGCTCCAGTAGCACCTCAGCCATCAATGCTGGATAAGGTGAAGTCGTCATTCATTGAAAGCCAAAAGAGCACTGACCAAAAGGCTTCAGAGCTTATGGGCAAGGTGGATGAGATACTTCTTGCCAGCCCAGCTAGACAGGCTGCGCCGGGAGACATTACTACGGTGGGTCAGGCGGCGTTTGAGGTGGGTAAAAAGATTGCTCCCACGGTGGCTCGCTATGGCCCAGTAGCGGCTGCTGCGATAGCCCTTCCAACAGGCATTGGAACAGCTCCGGCTTTGGGCTTTCTTGCGTCTGCTGGTCTTTTCGGTGAAACGGCGGCTAGAGGATTAGAGGGTCGTCCCGCAATGAACATTCCCGAGCAAATTCAAACGGGAGTTGAGAGCACAATATTTACTCCATTGCGCAAGGCTCCCGGCCTATTCAACTATTTGACTGGTTCCACGCTTGAAGGTTTGGGTCTTACTGTTGCCGAACAGAATCGTTTAGGTCAAAGCATTGCCGATGTCAGTCCCTATAACTTGGGCGCAAGTATGGCTATTGCCTACGGCGGAAGAGCCATTGAGGGCAAGATGCTATTTAATCAGGCGAACAAGGATGCTCAAGCTATCAACAGGGCTTACGATGCAACTTCAAGGGAACTTGCTAGAAGCATAAATGAAAGGGGATTAAAGGAAGCCATGTCTTTTCAGGGCATCCCTTCAGCACCAAAGAGTGCTAGAGAGTCTGCCGAGATATTGATGGGCGCACCACAGAATAACGCATTAGAATCATTTATTGCCTTAGAGGAGGGTCTCAAAAGGAGGGCATACGCTCAAAATGTTGGAGGCCTACCATCCACCGCAAGGCAATCTGCTGAGGTTCTTTCCAGTTCTCCTGAAAATCGTGGACTTGAATCATTTCTTTCAATTGAAAGAGGGCTCAAGGAAGCTGAGGCTGCTCAAAATGAAATCAATAAAGGTCTTAGAGCGGCTGAATACTCCAGAAACATTAGCGGCCCCCCTTTATCCGCCGCAGAATCTGCCGGTGTTCTCGCTGGTTCCCCTCAAAATAGTTTGCTGGAATCTTTTATTGCCATTGATAATGGCTTGAAGGAGCGTGGTCGTCTTGCACTGGATTTTGCTCAGGCTAAGAATGAGTTGAGAGCTAAAGAGCTTGCGCGAGAGATGAAGCTCAATCAATTGGGAACACAAGAGTCCATTGAAATTGTTAGCCCTCTTACAGCCCAAGCTACATTCCTAGACACAAAGCTAGGCCAAGGCGTTGGAGCCGTGCGGGAACGTGCTCGTCTTGCTGCTCAAGCAGAGCAAACCCCTGCTGCCGTTGCTTCCCGTCGCTTTGACCAATCCAACTCTATTAGCGCAAAGCTTTCCCCTAAAGCTCAACGCATGATGGATGAGTATGGCTTTATTGACCCACGGCTTGCTTTTGCTATTGGTCGCTCTGGCATAGGTGGATTGGCTGGAGTCATTCAAGGTGATACCATTGAAGAAGACTTGGGCTATGGCCTTGGATACGCTATTGCTGGTGCTGTGCTATCTCCGTCTGTTGCCCGCAAGGTGGGGACGGTGGCCAAAGAAATTGGCACTAGCATGGGCAAGGTTAAAAACAATTGGGTTCCCGAAATTACCCTCAAGCCATTCATGGCCGCAATTCAGGCTGGTGATGCTGAAGCGAGAGGCTTGATGGTTGAATCTAATTTTGCATACAGACAGCTCAATAATGCTTTGAACAAGTTTGAAGCTGGGGCTCAACGCGAAGCTGCTAACGATTCTGTTTTTGAATATATCAACGGAAGAAAGTCTATTGAAGATTTACCGGCAATCCTTCAACCAGCCGCTCAGAATGCTCGTGATGCCGTTGATGGGCTTAGCACGTTGCTAGTTGATAGACAAGTTGCTACCGGAAAAATAGCCGACACTATTCTTGATAATCGTGGAAGCTATGTCCGTAGGGCTTACGAGTTGTTTGCCAATCCAGACTTCAAGCCAGACCCAGCCGTATTCAAACAATGGGTTGACTCTCATGTGGCGGACAAACTTAAAGACCCAAAGAACACGTTCACACAATCCGAACTTCAGCAACAATTCACGAACGAGGCCACACGCCTATTGGATAGAAATGTTGCCGGTCAGTATGTAACTCAGGGGTATGCCAAGACAGATAGAAACATCTTTACGGCCCGCAATCCCAAACTTGATGAATTGACCCGCAAGCTCTATGGTGAGATTAACGACCCGTTGTTGCTGCTTAGCGACACGTCTTCCCGCATAGCTAAAACGGCGGCAGATTACAAGATGCGTAGCAACATGGTTGCGATTGGGGAAAAGCTTGAGCTGATGTCTCGTAACGCCAATGATCAACTTACTAAGTCAATTGTTGAGACTGTTGACCCATTAAATCCCCTATCTGGATACTTCACAACTCCAGCGATTCGTGACGCTTTTGCTTCAATCTCAAGCAGTCAGTCGTCCGCGTTGATGAAGGCTCTGTCAACCGCCTCGTCTGCTACTAAAATCCCAAAGACACTTGGCTCATTCAAAGCCTATACCTCAAACATATATGGTGGAGCGTCTGATTTGTTGGCGCAGGGGCACGCTTTTGAAATGCTGGACAAAAACAATTGGTCCAATGCAATTGGCAATATGGCAATTGAGTTCGGGATTGTTTCCGACAATGGCAAACTGTCGCAAAATAAAGCTCTTCAATTCCATAAAAAACTTGTTGAGCTTGGCGTAAACAGCAAATCAATCCCAGCCCAAGACTTTGTTAACGCCTTCGACTCTTCGTTTATCAAGGGTAAGGTAAAGCTGGTTGATAATGCCATTGATTTTTTGTCAAAGGTTTACTCCGCGCCAGAGTCGTTCTCCAAGGTGTTTGCATTTGGCGGTGAGCTTAAGACAATAAAAGAGGCTTTTCCAAAATCTACTTTAGATGAGCAGATGAAAATGGCTGCGGAAAAGGTCAGGTCGTTAAACACCAACTATGACTCCCAATGGAAGGTAATCCGAAAAGCTTCTCAGGTTGGAGCACTAGACCCATTTGTTGCTTACACAGCTGATCGCTACCGTATCACTTACAATACATTCAGGATTGGTCTGGATGAAATGAAAAGCAAGAATCCAGCCTTGCAGAAAGCTGGAGCAAAGAGAATTGCTTCTACTGTTGCATTGCTCGCTGGAGCAGGAGTCGCTGGTTCCAATTACGGAATAGATAGAAATGAACAGGAAGCCCTTCGCCGCAGAGCCCCTGATTACCTGAAGAACGGATTCCTTTCTATTAGCAGAACGGGTAATAATGAAGTTGGTTTTTCCAACCTCAACTACAATATCCCGCAGAGCATTGTTATGGAAGCCGCCGCCGCCGCTATGCGTGGTGACAATAGCCAGCAAGCAGCCGAGAACTTCATGTCTGTTTTTGGCGAGCAGTTCTTGGGCGCAAGTTTGTTTGCTTCTCCAATATTCCAACTTGCTGCAAACAAGAACAGTCAGGGGGTTCCTGTAATTTCATCCAGCGATACATTGGCTCAGCAAATCTCTGGTGGCGGAAAGTTTTTGCTTGGCGAATGGTTTACTCCTAGCGTGGTTGCTGACATTAAGAACGCGAATAAGGTTTGGGATGAGCCAGTGATGAGCACTTCAGGCAAAATCACCAACATGGGTGACATTGCAAAAGCCAACTTAGCTGGCATACGCATTCAGCGTTACTCAATTCCAGAAAGAATGACCAGCGAAGCCAGAGCCTTTAACGCCAACATCGCTGAGGACACTAGGATGTTTAAGGAAAAGAAAAAAACATCCTTGCTGGAGAGTGAGAAGCAGGCTGCTTACAACGAGTTTGAGCAGCGTCGTATGCGTCAATTTGAAAAGATAACTCAATGGGCCAAAGACGCCAAGACGCTTGGCATGGATGAGAACGCCATTGCGAAGATGGGGCGCGAGGCTAAGCTGTCTCCTAAGCTCATCCTTGGGGCCATTGACGGCATTTACTCTCCGTCTGCATACGAGGAAGCTCCATCGTCAACAGAGCAAATTATGGCATGGAAAGATAGCGGCAAGACAAAGGCGCAGATTGAGGCTTTAATTAAATCTGAATACAAGATCAATCCGTTTCAGGGTATTTCGTTGGCTGATTCTTACAAACGTATAATTTCCGAGTCTATTCGCAACATCACCGACATGGACAAGCTCATCATGTCCCTTGATGATGCTAATGGCGACAGGGTGAAATATCTCACTCAAAAGGCTAAGATTATTTCTGATGAGCAAGGGCCAAATCTTGCTCAAGGCTACTTGTTGCAGCTTGAGAAAAAGGGAATCATTTCCCTTCCTCTTCGGGCGCAGCTTGAGTCCGCTGGGGTAATGCAAAAGAAGCGTTACTAGGCTACTCTACCGGCTCCATCGCGTTAAGCCCATTCCTGCTTAGGTAGAAGCGGAGGCCGCAATTGGCTCCCCCTACTACCTCACAATGGGAGATCATTTCTTCGTCCACCCCCATCATCCTAAACTTGTAGTGTTTGGGTAGCTCTAAAAGCCTATCGTCCTCCAATTGAACTAAGACGCTTACCTCTTTTGGTAGGTTCTTAAACCAATAGAGGGGGTCGTTGGGGGATAGGTTGTTCATAAATTGTGAGGGAGGCTCAAACTCCCATCTTCAGGATTGCCCCCACCTCGTCAGGTGGGTAGCCCTGAAATGTTATTCTTTAACACCATCACAAAGGTTTTTTGGCGTGACGGTAATAGGTGCCTCTTTTCCCGTCAGCGACAACTCCAGCTTTCTTCTCAATCGCACCTAGGGCAAGCCAAGACTCAATTCGTGAGCGGGCTGTGCTTCTTGGGCATTTGTAGTTGTCCATGAAATCTTGCATGGACCACCACCCGTCTTTACGGGAAACGGTTTCCTCTGCCATTAGCTTGTCCATCTCAGACCAAGGGTTGTTTTTCATTAGTAGGTTTTTATGTTTGTGGGAGCGCGAAATTTGCCGTTGATGCCGCGCACCTGAAAGATGGAGTAGCTTCCGTCGTCTTCTACCCAGCCATACACCCAGCCATGACTCCAGCGGAGTTTGCCTGTCTTACGGTTGGCGTAGCCGGGGTTAAGATCGCACAAACAGCCTATGCAGCGGGCTTCCTGTGGCTTTAGACCGGGGGTTTGATAGGACTCTATGCTGTGGCAGTGGCCGAAAACTACGTTGCCGTAGATGCGGGAATGGGAGGCGCAAGCTGACATTCCCGTGTGGAAGCCATGCACTACGTTCAAATGGCCAATAGAAACAACCCCTAGACGGCTATCGTAGGGGATTAGAGAGGCTTTGTTCCTCTTTGCCACTGCTTGTATGTCCTTAACCATTCTTTGCCCCAAATCGGCTTTAACGGCATCTGTGGACTCAGCCAAGTCCCATGCCCTTACGTCGTGGTTGCCCAACATTAGGGTGTTGTCCTTTCCTCCCTTGAAGAAGGAGTCCGCAAATCGCGCCCCTACGTCAAAGTCGTCCCTCATGCTTACGGACCTATCTTCTTCCGACGCTCCCTGACGGATAGCCGAGAAGTCCCATAGGTCGCCAGCTATCACCCTTATCTCAGGGTTGAAGTCTTTGGTAAAGGCTAGGGCGGCGGCGGTGGCTTGAGGGTCTGCATGGTTGCCGTGAATGTCTGCGACTATGACGAATTTCTTCATGTTATTTGAGTTTAGCAGCTTTGCGGACAAGTCGCTCTTTGGATGTTTTTTCGCTGTGACAGGCTACACAAAGGGCTTGGTAGCCTTCCTTCTCCACAAACAGGCGTTCAATGAAGCTATCCCAGCTCACCCAGCCTTTAAGTGGGTCAACTACGGGATGGATGTGGTCAATCTTTATGTCCTTATTCCCTACACTCTTTGAGCACAGGGAACAGGTGTAGGTGTTTCTGGCGGTCCTAGCGTTCTTCTTGGAAGTAAACTTCGGTGCCCAACGAGACGAAGCCCTACGCAACGCCGAGGTGATGAAGCTCTTTTTGCGAGCCGCAGTCCATTGACCGTTGCAGTAGGGCTTGTCGTTCATTGTTTATCAGTTGCTTTGCCGGTTAGCACTTTGATGATTTCTTCCGCTGTTTTCTGAAACGAGGGGTAATTCAGAACACTAAAACTCTTACCGTGTTTAGCGATGAACCATTCCCAATCCTTCTTCTCCTCGTCCGACAAAACAAGTTTTACAGGCTTGGCTTCACAGGCTTCTGCAATGATTGAAATTAGATCGTCCTCCATTGAGATTGCGGCGGCGTGGATAGCCACCTTATCCGGCACTATTTCCTGACGAATAGATGTGCATCCATCCTCTATTTTAATGAGCCAAAACCCCTCTCCAAGCCCATCAAGGGCATAGGGGTCGTTAACTCTGACAAAACGCTTCCCGTCTTTACGGTAGAGTTTCTGGTTTTCTCTGCGAGCTGCGAGCGCGAGCGGGTGGTCGGTTTGCCACCGATAACGAAGCTCGGCTTGTAAGCGTTTGCATTCTTCTTTGAAGTAATCTCGATCTTGTGTTTTCATAGGTTAAATCAGACCCCGCCGCACGGAAGGGCCGTAAATTTACGGCACCCTAAGCGTCCATGCGCTGTGTTCAGGCTTTCGCAACCCATTGGGAAGCTATACTCCTGAGACTCGGCTTGCAATAGCACGGGGAAAATCATACGCTTTCTAAGGCAAAAACTAGGGCAATCTCTTTGCTTTGGGCGTCGGTGAATCCAGCCAGCCCGTTGTTCCATTCCCAACACCAAAGCTCCCCAAACTGCCACATCTTAATTCTATACCCCATGTTGGATAGCAGGCAGGCTTTGGCACTCAGTATGGCGTAGGTGCGGGGTTGGTTCATGGCTTTTCCTCCGGCGTCGCGGTCGGTGCGGTTGCGGTCGTCAGACTAAGCATTGGCGCGGGCTTCGGCTTTTCGAGAGCCTCACGGATGGCGCGAAGCTCGGTTAAGAGCGAGAGATGTTGTTCGTTGGTCATAAAGTTATGGCGTGCCTTTCATGGCGGCGTTGATGGCAGGCAAAATAACTTTCACCGGCTGGCCTACCATGTGGCCGCGAGGCTCGCACGGCACATGGATATAGAGTATATTTTCGCGGCAGTCGCCGCCGTTAATTACGCCCTCCGTCAATTGCCCAAACTCCAAAAGCAGAGCCTTAAGCGCAGCAACTTCGGCGTCCGCACGGTCGCATTCAGCCTCGGCTTTCTCGGCGCGGGCTTTCTCGTCGTTGTAAGCCGCTCCCACGGCACTTAGGTTATTGCTCAACTGATCACTGAGGGCGCGGAGGCGGGTGAGTTCGGTTAGTGCGTCGTGGTAGTCCTCGCGTTCACCGCTGCTTAGTGAGTGAGGGCGCAACCTTTCGCACTCCGCTTTCGCGGCGGCGAGTTCGCGTTCAAGGGTGCGGGCGAAATCGGTCATCCACGCAATGTATGTAGGCTCTGAGTAGCCTCTATGCGCGATGGCGTCGGTGCGTGGCGTGGGTTGGTCGGGTGGGTTCATGTTTTTATTTGTTAAAGCTAGCTATCACTGTGTTGCCTAAGAACATTACTGCTGCGTTTATGTGTTTGCATCTGGTTCGTTGAGGGTTGCCGTATTCCACTACTGTCTTTGTCCGGTCCCATTCCTTCTGGCAGCGAGTCATGAAGTCGGCGCAATTACAAGCTCCGTTTGGACAATTCTCGTCTAGGTCAATGGTGTATTTTACGTCCCTGTCGGCGGATTCGCATTCTATCTGCGAGCGTCCGACTAATTCACACTTCATGGCCGTTGTCTGGAATGTAGTGTTCCAGTTCGTGAATGCGGGCAATGTTGAGGAGGGCCACAGAGCCTTTCTCCAATCGCACTAGGGCGTTGTAAAGATCGGTGGGGTTCTCCGAATGGATGCAGTCCCCGAGCATGTGGTTGATTAACTGGTCAATTTTTGGTTTCATAGTAGGTAGCCTTGTTCCCTAGCCCAGCTAGGGTGATAGTGAATGTTGATGTGGCAGGAACGACAGGTTTGCAGCCATGTCGTTGTGTCGTTGGTCTTAGAGCCTCGGCCTTCCTTGTGGTGGATGTCCGTGGCTGGTTGGTTGCAAATGGCGCAGAAGGGCGACTCCTTCAGAAATATGCGCCTTAATTTGGTGTATTCCTTGTTCCTTGCCGACTGCTTGGAGCTTACTCGTTTCAGCCCCTTGCTCTTCTGCTTCTTCGGCAAGAAGTAGTTTACGCCGTCCGTGGGTCGTAGTTGTTCTGGCGTCTCCATAAGCGTGTGAGACAGAGGAAGTCTTTGTATGACTCCATTAACGCTTCCCCGTCATACTTAACCACGTCAATGCGTCCCGGTTCGGTCGTAGAGATGTAGATGTTCATGCAGAGAGCATCGGTGAAGAACAAATCTTGGTAGTGGGCGATGTAGTAGGCCGCAAGTTGCATGGGGTGGGTTTCGCCGGGGAAGATGGGTTCTTCCGGCTTCGTCCGCTTGCTCTTCCAGTCCAAGATGCCTTTGCCGTAGGGCGATTCAAACACTACGTCGGTAATCCCTGCGTAGCCTTGCGTAGCGTTCACAAGCACCGTCTCGGCCTTGACTACCTTGATGGACAGGCTTTCCAGCTTGGCAAAGGCTGGTTCTACTAGCTCCGAAAGCATACAGCTACGCTCCTCATTCAGAGCTACTTCATGGTCGAAGTATTCTTGGCCCTTTAGTTTGCCCTCAATGGCCGCGTGAATGGTGGTGCCAAGATCGGCTGCTCCCATGCCATCCTGCTTACTCTTTTCCAGCATATTCCTAACGTAGTCCCCCATTTCCTCGCCGGGGTGCGGAGGACTGGCGAAGCAGGTTTCTGCTACCTTGCTCATCTTCCAGCGTTCTAGGCCGGGAGAGGCGAGCATCTTCGTGTAGGCTGTAACGCTAGGCAGAAGCTTCTGCTCCCGTGCGTCCTTCAGGTTGGTGGGACGGGTGGGGTTCTTGGCCCCCTTCTTGGTGGCCTGCGTGTGGCAGGCTTTACCGTCGAGTGAATACCAATGTCCAGATTCTGTGCTCATGGTGTTTTGTTTTTATTTAGTTCTGCTGAGATTTCTTTGCTGAGAGCCGCAAGTTTTTGCAACTGCTCATGGAGCACATCGATTCCCTGTTCTTTGCCGTAAAGCCCTGCAAACTCACAGGCTCCTAAGAGTCTGCCTAGAGAGTGGGCCATAAGATAGTCGTTTTTGTTCATGTTTATTTAAGTGACCGCGTATTTTCGCACGCCCACGGTCAGGCTCGGAGGGTTCTGGTTTACGTCGATACCGGCGACAAATTAGTAAGGCTGCTCTTCAGATGGTTCGTTGCTGGGTTCTGGTGTCGCCAAGTTGCCAGATTGGAGCTTCTGAGCCACACGGATGAGCATGGAGGCGGTTTGCCACAATGAGTTCTCGTCAATATGGACACCACTCGGAATGAGGATGTCCACGGCTTTGTTGATAGCCATGCCTACCGTTACACCCTCAATGCGCGGGCTTTGGGCGTATAGTGTTGGGGTGCCTGTAACCGTTGGGCTTGGAGCGGATTGGATTGCCTCGCCCACTGGACTGATGATGGACTTATCGCCCAACACCACTTGACCCTTGCCCTGATAGTCGTCGCCGCGTTTGATGCCCATGCCGCCGAATTTGACGAGCTTTCCTTCCAGCGGAGAAAGATCGCGGCTAAACGAGGTGGCGGAGACTTCTACGCCGTCCCCCGTCAGGGTGGCTTTGTAGAAAGTCTTGCCTGCCTTAGTGCTCACGGCTTTACAGCCGCTCACATTTGCTTGGAAGGTGCCGGAAAAGAAAGTTCCCGGTGCCGTGTTCGCTAGTTCTTGGAGTGTCTTATTCATTATTTTTCAGGTTCTTGATTTCTTCGCAAATCCTGCGAAAGGAATTTTTGGCTTGTTGGCTGGTGATACCCAGCTCAACGTAAATGGCTTCCCATGGACATCCTTGGAGGCTGCGACGATATTCGTAGAACTCGTCGCCATCCACGATGTGGCCTACCTCTGGGTGGTCAACGAGCATGAAGTCGCCGTCAATGTGGCAGTAGTCGGTGGGGAGAACAGTCTCCCCGATTCCTAACAGTCGTGTGTTTTCTATATTTATGTGCATCTGTTTTTAGGTTTCGTGGAATATCCACGTTGTTTCTTTATCTACCCGAAGAACGGAGAAAGGACGATTGATTAACTCCTGTCGAGCTATTTCTTCTTTTTTTTCTTCAACTTTCGCAACTGGCTTCTCTGTCGCCTTTTCTATGCTAATTTCGTTGCCGAAAAGATCGTATTGCTTCATGCCTGTTCCTCGTAAAACCAAGTGTGCGGCGCGAAGTATTTGATTCTGGAGTAGGCCAGCGGTCCGTCTCTGAGCTTCAGTTGCAGCAGCTCATAGTCGTAGGTGGATTGCCCGAGTTCTTGCACGTTTCCGCTGTGGCTCTTGCTAGGCCGGTGGAGTGCAATGACTCTGTGCGCGTCTTCCTCAATGGAACCTGCATCACGGAAGTCAGACCTAGTTGGCGCACGGTCTTCCCGTTCGTTAGAGCGGTTAAGCTGTGCCGCCACCATGAGGACGCAGCCCAAAGTTTTCCTTAGCGGAATCATGGCCTTAGACAACTGCCCCATGCGTTCATAGGCAGACCCATCTGTGCCTCTGATTAGACCTAGGTAGTCAATGATTACTAGCTGAGGCTTCCAAGAGGCCGCGAGCAGACGGCAACGAGATTCAATTTGCCCCACCGTCATGTCCTTATCGAACACTCTCAGATGTTGCTCGCCTAGTCGCTTTAGGGCTTTGAAATACTCCTGTTGCCGGTCGCTCATCTCTTGATTGATTTGGCGCAGGTTAATCTTGGCCCGTTGTCCCGCGATTTGCTTCACCACAGCCCCAGCACTCGTCTCAAGTGTGAAGTAGGCCACTCTTAGCCCCCGGTTGAGGTTGTGGCTGGCAATTTGGGACATAAACGACGACTTGCCAATGGACGTTCTCGCGCCGACAACCACATATTCATGTGCTTCCATCGGGCTGGCCAGCTTATCGAATGACGGTAGGCCGGTAGTTACCAAGTCCCGGTTGTCCCGAGTCCCCGCAATTTCCTGTTCTGCCCACAATTTAACCTCCGTAATGAGTTGGGTAAGGCTCGGAGCCTCCGATTCCGTCGGTTTTAAGTGGCTTTGCAGCCCTTCCACGAGTGTTGACACCTCCTCAGCCTTCCCGCCCCGTAAAACGCAAGCAATCGTGTCCTGAAGGGCTGGTTTAAGGGTGGCCAGCTGGCCTTCCCATATCAAACTCTTCAATGCCTTCTTGCCGGTGACTGAGCTTTGGCAGGCTTTTTCAGCCGCAAATAGCTCATCGGCTGGGCACTTATCACCTAGAGCTAGGTAAACTGAGTTGCAGTCGGTGAGCTGGGCCTTAGAGCGAAGCCCCACAAGGGTCTGCCATAGGGTGCGGTGAGCGTTGCCAAAGGCCGCGTTGTTCAATCCCTGCGCTATGCCGTCGTCAATTAGTTCGGGACAGGCTAAGCAAGCCCCGATGAAGATGGATTCCTTGTTCATTCGTCATCCTCCCACTTTCCAATTGTGCGAAGGAAAGCCTCTGCGCGTTGGGCGGCGGTGGCGTGGATTGCGAGCGAACCGTCGTGGCCAAGAATCGTGTGCAGGTATTCGCGGAATAGGACGATGAATCCACCATCCTCCATATCGACCCGCGACATCTCCGCTTGGTGCATGGCGTTCAAGTCGTTGAGGTAGTCGGGAACATGGCGCAGCCTATCGGACTGATTCATAAAAGAGTGAGGCCATCCATCAGGCCATTTTCCACACGCTTCCGCGATGGCGATACGTTGTTTTTCTTTGTTCATTTCTTTATTTTGTAGCTAACATTTTCTAACGTGGGTGAGTGATTGTCCTTGTTCGCCTTCACTAGCCGATCAACCGAGGGCAAGGAAAGGCTGTGTATCTTACATAAATCCTTGCGGCTTAACCCCTTTCGCCAGTCTTGCACAACGGCTAGAGCTTTCTGGGCATCAATTCTAGGCCGTGAGGCAAACTCCCTGCTTTTCCCCTGTGCAATTGGGTTGTCCGCAAATCGTTTGTAATATTTTCCCATCAAAAACCTAACCGAAGCCATCGTTTCTGATATGTTCATGTTTTGTTTTTCCTGCAATGGACTTGGATTGCGCTCCGGCTTACGCCCAGTTCCTTACCAATTGCCGAAATTGGCATACCGCTTTTTCGTCTTTCGAGAATAGCGAAAATCGTTTTGGCTGAGAGCTTGTTCGTTTTCCGATCTTCTTCAATTGGTCCCCCACCTTCGCGCATTAAGCGCGGGGCATGGCGAAAGATTAGGTCGAGGCATATACTTGCTGTGCTCATTTGTTTTCTCCAAAGTCTGCTGGGCCGCAAATAACCGCTCTCTTGAAATCTTCTGCCCGAAAAAGAATCGCTCCGTCCCAAGCGAGGATAAGCGCAGAATGCTTCTTAATTTCGCCGTGAATTTCGGTTACAATCGAAATGTATTCCTTCTGCTTTTCCGTGAATTCAGCCATAGAATTTACCGATGTCGTCTTGTAAATTTCTGTTCCGTCTTTGAAATAAATCGTGAGCTTTATTTCTGAGCTTTTGGGCTCTGTTTTTTTCTTTGAGAATAGGTTCATTTTGTTTTGTGTTGGTAGAGGTAGTGTCTTGCTAGGTGTAATTTGTGTAAAGTTTTTCACTATTAGATTGTCGGCGCACATAAACGCGGCGTGCGCCGTTTGCGTGAATCGCAATGTCCACGCGACCTGCCGCGACAGGGAAGATTTTTAGCTGTTTCGTGCGGCAATACGTTCAGCGATTGCGAGTGCCCTATGCTCGGTTAGCTGTGCGTTTGTGACTGCGAAAACGGTTCCATCTTTGCTGACGATGTATCCGACCCACTGACCGAATTGGTTTTGTTTGGCGTAGTGGTTTTTCATTTTGTTTTGTTTTGGTAGAGATAGTGTCTGGCGAGGTGGAGCGGTGCTCCGTGGTCCCTGCAAAGCTCTCTTAGGGTTTTCTGTGCTTTGAATATGTCCGCAACTTTCATTGCGGCCCAGCCTCGCTTGGTAGGCAATCTAATTCTGGTCTTAATGACTGTTTCTTTAGGCATTATCACTGAATGTTCAGGGTTAATGCCTGTTTCTTTAGATGTTGTGTCTTGTTCCATAGGTTTTTGTTATTTTCTGACAAGGTTTTGACGCCGCTGCGCAATTCGCGGCTAGTTAAGCTGCCAAATATCCGACAGAGAAGATTCCATAGGCCGTTAGGCCAATGTCTGAGAGTCCCGTTTGCACTACCCCAAAAGAATCAGGGCTTCGGTATGCGCTTAGCTGCCAAATGATCCTCCAGAGGGAGTTCCATACCGCCCTCCCTCGAATCTTCAAAGTTGGGGAACGGATTTTCGCGCTGTCCTAGCAAAGCTGAGTAACGCCGCTTCAGGCGTCTGGAGCAATTTGGCTGATACGCCCCCAGAACGGTGCGCTTCTTTTTCTGGGCAAAAAAGTGCCCCAAGGTGGAATCAGCACCAAGGGGCGTTCTTAGGGAATCCGGCCTTAACGACCGAAAGACGAAAGTTTTCCTCAAGCTCTGATTCAGCTACCTAGCGAGGGGATTATACCATAGGTTCGTTGTCAATTGGTTTGTTCCCCTCCTTTTCAAATTGTTCTGCCTCTTGAATGCAGCTTTCAATTTCCGTTTCTACCCATTCGTTGAGCGCGGCCTTATCCGTGATCGTAACGCCGGGAATCACTCCATAGGGCAAGCAATAGCGTAAGAGGGCCTGCAATTGGCCAACGTGGTAGGGGTAGCAGATTTTGCGGGTGCCGATAAATGCCGTGATGTGTTCTGGTTCTGTTTTCATGTGTTTTATTTTGTTCGCTGATAGAGTTCAATTAACGCCCGCGCTAGATGGTGAAATCCAGCCTTTTGTGCGCGGTCGGCGGCAAGAAGATAGTCGAGGGATTCAAAGGGTTTGAATGGCACTTTTGCGCTTTGCTGATAAATGGCGTCAATTGCAGATTCCACGTCCGCACTTTCTTGGTCGGTTAATGGAATGAATTTTGGCGTTTTCATAAAAAGGGTCTGATTTCACTAGCATCAATCCCGAATCCAATTTCCATCCCGATCAAACGAAACGCAGGTTAACCCGTAATCGTCCCACTTAACCCAATAAGCCACGGCATACCTTCCGTTCTCATGGAATCCACTGTCTATTACCTCTTCAATGGTGCCTCTGTCGGCCCACATTGTTACGCGGTCCCCGGCTTTTTTGCCGTCAAATTCTTTTAAGAGTTTCATGTGTTTTTTGTTATGCTTAAGCGATTTTTGTTATATTTGACTGAGTTTCTGCAATTTTTGGTTACAAGTCCCATGAGTCGTCGTCGTCTTTGCGCCAAATTTGCCATAAAACGATTAGACCGAGCAATTGGAGGATAATTAGAACGGCCAAACCTAGGCCGATGAGGTTGATAAGTGTCATAATAGTGTCATTTATTGAGTGTTATCTGACTTAATGGTCAAAGGATTACCATTTACCGGAAGACGGAAAATGAACGCGCCTTCTAATGGTCGTCATCTTTCCACTGGGACAGTAGAAATCCCACAATGATGGGGACAATTATCCCAGCCGCAATGACGGCTAGGATAACCAACGCTAGTGTTTTTATGTGTTGCACAATGCCTTGTTGTTGAAGGGCTGAAGCTCACCGATTAGGCTGCGCCTCTGCCCGCTTAGCGGAATGACGAACTTGAAGTCTTGCTCAACGTGCTTCAGCATAGCGTCCACAATGCGGCCATGTGGTATGCCATACTGAATACGCCAAGCATCCATCTTCCGCTTGGTTGTAGCCGATATTACGATGGGCGGAATCCTCACCCGCTTGCCATCTGGTTGTAGTTTGCGGGACATAATTATGCAGCACCCCAACCGAGGTCCATTGCCTCCTGTTTCGCTCTGGCGGCTTCATACGAACGCCAATTGGTGCTCTCCCTGTATCGCGTGGCTATGTCACTCATACCAATGGCTTTCTCTGCGGCTTTCTCAAGACGCTTATCAGCCTCCGCTGGGATGAAGTTTTCCACGGAATACACCTCGCCATCCACAAATGATGTATGGGTGTTTGGCTTGTAGTCCGACAGATAGCTTGAGCCCAGTGTGGCAAGCAACGAGGGCGTCGTGGCGAATGCCCAACCATCGTCAATCTTGCCCACCTTGAGCTGCGCCCTGTCGTCTCGCACGATGTCGAGCACCGTCTTGCCCCTGATGCGCTGGAGAATGGCGAACGCATAATAGCCGGAAATATCCTTGGCCACCGCGTCAATACCATCCGCCTTCCACGCATGGAGCAACAGCTCGGAGTCACAAGTGGTTTCCGTGTTGTGGAAACGCTTGGAACTCACAACACCGTTGTGCACCAATGCACAGTTGTTGCCCATCATTGGGTGGGTATTTCCCACATTCACACCACACGTTGCCGTGCGACCATGAATGATGAGGGCACTGCCATCACTCTTGAGTCCATTGCCGTCTGAAAATGCCGAGCAGAACGCTGGCAACTCAGGCAGAAACGAAGGCTGCGAGCTTTTGACATAACCAATCTTTCCATTCGGGCCAACCCACGCTGCCCCGAATCCATCTCTCTCTGTCGTGGACATTTCTTTCCACGCATTGACAATGATAGCACCAAGTTTGGTGCTGTCATGCTTAGTAACGATTGCTAGTTTACACATATGTTTTTGTTTTTGTCATTCCAACCGAGGAAGACATGACAGCCCCCAATTGCTTAGGGGCTGGTTGACTCACTCGCTTTCCGTGCTTGGCGTGCTGCTGCTGTAATGGCCGGGATTTAGCTGCTGGTGACGCTTGAGCCAGTAGCTTTTCTCGTATTCGGTCAAGGGCAATTGACAGAGGGCCGCTACACCCTCAGCCCCCGCCTTGGGCTTTACGTTAATCACGAACAATAGCTCGCACAGTCTAATCCATGCAATGATTTTCGTGTAATCAACGGTGCCACTGTGCAACCGAATTTCCAACGTCTTATACTTCTTGAACGCCGTGAAGTTGATGGCACGGTAACGATTGGTTTCTGAGAAAGAAAGCGCGGCGTAGTCCGTGTTGTTGCGCCTGCTCTCGGGAACAAATTCCTTGAGTGCAATCATCCACGCGGTCATCCGCTTTGCAATCTTACGCACATCATCTTCCGTGCGACCCCGGCAATCAATGTGGACATGAAGCCCGCATGATGTGTTTACCCTATGGTCAGAGATTAGCCCACAGAATTTGTGAAGCCTGTGCTCTAACTCCGAACGCTTTATAAGGATGGCATACTCAACGCCCTCCGTGTTGGGTGCGGGCCTAATACTGCCGTCAGTTTTGGCCCTTGACCATATAGGAATATCGACTCGCCTTCCAGCGGGCTTTAGGCATTCTATCTCAACGCCAATTGCCCTGTCGTATCTGAATACCTGTGGCGTGAGATTTTGTTGCTTGATTCTGTCAAGAAACGGTTGCCTAACTAACGGGTCGCAACTGCCCAATTGCTTGGCCAGCCTGCGTTGATGCACCCGATCATTGTATTGCGTTGAGCCCCTGTATCTGAATACGTCAAGAATGACGTTTTCTATGCCTGTTTTGGTTATTAGTTTTCTTGCTTTTTTGGCGAAACTTTTCGCCCATAGCGTCTGCGTGTATTCATCTGTGAATGAATACGACGGAATCGCGTAACTAAACTCCCGATGCCTGAAGGTGATGCCTTGAGAGGCACCCTCAGGATACACGGGTATTTCTATCTGATTTCTCATTTTTGTATGTTTCTATTTTGAGACGACTGGCCTCGTCAGTTGTGGAAACTACCACAAGACAACGCTTGAAAGCGTTGTTTCGGCCTTACATTTTCTCAATCACTTTCAGCCAATATTTTTGAGTTGCTTGCTTCTTTGGGCCATTCGGCCCACCATTCCAAACCTTAGCCCGAACCTCGTCAGTGATGGGTATGCCATAGCGTTTACCATAGTGAGTTGTGTATATGTCGAACATCTGTTTTGACTTTGCAAGCGAAAACCTGTCCTCCATGCGGAAGACAGGCTTGCCGATAATGCGGTTGCAATCCTTTACCGTGATGGCCCACATTTGAGCCGGGCCAACTGCCTTGCCGTTGTCACCTACGGCAAGACAATTCCCGCCACTTTCCACCGCTACAATCGCGGAGAACAGAATGGTTGCGAGCATCTTAGTTCAATTTGGCGAGCAGAGCCTCGATTTTGGCCTTCTCTTTCAGTAATTTGGCCCGCTCGTCTTGCGTGCCGCGAAGAGTCAAGGTGACAACGGGAACACCGTTTTTGAGCGTGCGCCGTTTCTCTCCAACTAGGGTCAATCCCTCATGTTCAATTAACGTTCCAATCTGCGACGGCGTGAGTTGCATAAGCCTTGCCTTCTTTTCGGCACGCAGGGTTTTAATTAACTCGCGGTTCGCTTCCATCACTTCTTTGGAGAACGAATTCGTTGAGTTTACGATTGCCCGGATTTGGTCAGCATTTACGAGTTGCATATGTTTTTGTCTTTCTATTTTGCAATCTTTGGCCGTCGCAACGTGCGACGTTTCACCCTTGCGCCACGGTGAGGCAGATTGCTTGCAAGGGAAAGCGCGAACCTACGGCCTTTTAACGGTGGCCAACCTGGTTTGCGCTTCTTGTGTCTTTGCGGTTTCACGTTGAGCTGACACGCCCAACCCGCGCCCCTTGGCATTCCTAGCAACTCGCAGATGAAGAGCATTCGCTCGCCTGACAGGAAGGGCCATTGCCCCGTCTTCCTGCTTACTCACGGCAACCTCTCGGCACCGTGCAGGGTTATCGCCTTGCAACCTTCTCACCTACTCGCAAGGGGCGATTCCGCCCCCGCTGTGCTGTGTGCTAAACTGTGAAAGAACCCTGACGAGACCGACCATAAGTAGACACTTCTCAAGGTCCAGAACAATCTTTTCAAATCGTCTTACGTGTGCTGATTACCAACGAGTTAAAATTCGCGCTTCCCCCGTGAAGACTCCCGCAAAGCGTAGGTGAGGCAAGGGATGAAACAAACAAGGACACGTGTCCGTTTCTGTCCGTTCCACGTGGAACACGGGCAAGGTAAACACTGACTCCCACCCCTTGCTTGCAAACCATGGACTGCCAGCCCGCTTCATCTTGCCTAATGCGACCAGCGCACCCGCACAGAATGCCGTTACAACCCATTTCCCCCACCCCGCGAAACAACCCTCGCACGACGGCAACCAACGACTAGACACGCCCGCACGCCCGTATTAACGCCCGTATTGATGCGCCTGCGCGTAAATACGCACGCCCGCCTGCGCTAATGCGCCCGCGTTAATACGCACACGCCCGTATTGACGTAGGCGCACGCGCACATACAGGGGGGGGAGGGGGTCTGTGACTTGCAGGGGTGGCTTACTGTTAATTGGTCAGAACGCCCCCATAAAAAAATAATCCAAATGGTCCTTCCTAAAAGGAGAACGTAGAACATAGTTGAAGAAGACAGGGAAACATAGTTGAACAAATGTCTTGACAGAAATTTTGGGGGATGGTTACAATCCATACGCAAGCGAAGGATAATGCTTAAAGACTTTTTTTCATTGTTTTTGTTTGGCATTTCATGTCTAAATTGTTTCAAGTATAAGTCGATTATGATCTATTTGTCTAAAGTATGAGCCTAGAGAACATCAGCCCCGTTCTATTGTCCTCCCTAGTGGACAGTGATTGTCGCACCCTAGAGGCGCGGGAGCCGACGAAGGCTATGCTGTGTTTGGAGCAACTGGCGGAAGGGAATACGTGGGAGGAGATAGCTGAGGCTACGGGATTCTCGTTCAATCAGATTAGTAAGGTGAAGGCGCGGCATGAGGTGGCCATAGAGGTGAGACGGAAGCAGTTGGCGGCAGATGGGTTTGAGATGGCAGAGGGGCTTAGGTTGTTGGCTAAACAGAAGCTAGAGATGCTGGCGAACAACCCCGATGCTTTGGCTAAGGTGAACATTCGGGACTTGGTTCTTTCCTATGGGATAGCTGTAGATAAGGGTATGCAGGCTCTAGGTGAGAACAAGGTGGTGGTAGAGCACAAGGCCGGGAAGCCGAGCTTGGAGGATGCTATGAAGGCTATAGCGGATGCTAGGGCCGCGCTTCAGAAGGAGGCTGTTAGCATATGATTTGGAGGAAACACGCCATTCTTGCGCCACCAACCAATGAGGAAATGGCGCGAATGCAGCCAGAGGCTCTAGCCTCGCTCTACGACATCTATCATCAGGCGATAGAGAACAGCATCCGAGACCCTTACAGGTATGGATTCAAACTTCCTCACTGGAAGAAGGCAGAGGAGTTGTTAGAGTCTTTCAATGAGATACTTGTGAGCGGCGGCAATAGATCGTCCAAGACAACGTGGGCAGCAACAGCCGTAGTTAAGGCTGCAATGGACAATCCCGGTAGTGTCATAATGTGCTTCGCGCAGAATGCAGACGTGTCTATTCGCCAGCAACAATGCGCCATATACGATGCTCTCCCAGAAGAGCTTAGAAAAAAAACCCTTAGTGCGGAGGAGAACATTAGCTACACACGAAAGAACGGATTCTCCAAGAGTAGTCTAATTCTGCCGGGGACTAAAAGCCACATCATCTTCAAAACCTATGCTCAATTTCTTAACAACGATACTATTCTGGAAGGTGCGGAGCTGGGCAGTCGTGAACCGGTATGGCTCAATCTTGGGGCTTGGTGTGATGAATACCTTATTGGCCCTGAGCTACTACGCACTCTGCGTTTTCGATTGGCTACCCGTAACGCCAAGGTCATTGTTACGTTCACTCCGATTGACGGTTACACGGAGGTGGTTAGAGACTACCTTGAGAAAGCAAGAACTGTTGAAACCAAAACGGCAGAACTCCTCAATGACAGACCGGTTCCGTTTATTCAACACGCTGCGAATGGCAATAGCGCAATCATTTACTTCCATTCAAAGGACAATCCGTTTGGCGGTTATGATCGTATTGCTCAGGACTTACAGGGCCGTGGTGAAGAGGAAATCCTAACGCGAGCCTACGGGGTTCCAACCAAGAGTGCGTCCACTAGGTTCCCCATGTTCTCGCGGGAGATCAATGTCATACCACATGATAAGATACCGCGTGATAACGTAACACGCTACATGGTCCTAGACCCGGCTGGGCGCAAGAACTGGTTCATGTGCTGGATAGCCGTAGATGAAAGCGAAACCTACTACGTCTATCGTGAGTGGCCGGATGTTAATGTGGGAGACTGGGCCAAGTGGCACGGAGGACGATGGATAGGTGGAGACGGTAGCAAGGGGCTTGGCTACGGCATTAAGAACTACGTTGACCTAATCATCCGGTCGGAGTCGGATGACAAGGAGGAGATACTGGACAGGCTCATTGACCCGCGCCTTGGCGCAGCCAAGTATCAATCACAGAACGGGGCAAGTTCGATTATCGAAGACTTAGCGGACAATGGGCTGACGTTCAATCCTGCGCCCGGTTTGGACATTGAGGACGGCATCCAAGCCATCCAAAGCAAGATGGCCTACAATCGTAAGGCCAAGATGGATAGCCTCAACCGACCACGCTTCTATGTTTCAGAGAATTGCCAGAACATCATCACTGCCCTTCAGGAATACACGGGGGACGGCGGGACGGATGAAGCATGGAAAGACCCGATAGACGTTATCCGCTATGCGTGCATTGACGGCATACGCTGGATGGATAAGACAATACAACAACCAAAACGAAGGAGCGGATACTAATGGCTAAAGTAAAAATTATCACGCTGGCCGACAGGCTGGGCAAGACAGTTAACGAGCTGCTTAAAATTAAGTCGGCCAAACTAAAGGAGGGGCTGCACTACTCCGGTTACGGAAAGAACACTTACCTCACCGAAGAAGCCGTAGAGTTAATTGAGCTATCGCTTGAGGCTCCGCTTGCTGTTCCAAACAAAATTAGGGCAACGGTGTTGATGGAAGCCCGCAATCCACGATGGGTTTACGCAAAGCTAGAGGGGCATGAAGGCAAGGTGCCTGTTGCAATCCCTCGCAAACTCCGTGGTAAGCTGTTGGGCAAACGAATAAATGTTGACGCAATTACAGACTCATCCGGTGGAACTACCTATCGCCATGAAATGCTTGGAGATTGATATTACATTGGACCGTAAGTGGCAGGACGAACAGATTGATCGTCTGTTGGGTTTTGAAATTTTGCAACGAACACTTCACGCTGAATACCAACCGATTGAAGCTGCTGTCCTAGCGGACAAGGTAGCAATTGATAAGGGTGCAGCCTACCGCATCATTCGCGCTATTGGACAAAACCTAAATGGAAAACGATAATCAAGAAGCACTTATTTACGTTCAGGATAAGCCAAATGTTATGGCTATCCGTAATGCGTATGAACGCACTACCACTGACCTGAATTTCTATTTTGACCAGTGTGCTGACGCCTATGACAATCGGCGCAACTTGTGGGCAGGTAAGTCCGAGGATTTACGCAAGGGTGGAAGCGATGCCTTCCCGTGGAAGGGAGCATCCGATCAGGAGGCTCATGTTATTAACGAGCGCATCAATCGCTATGTGGCGATGTTCATGTCTTCACTCAACCGCGCTAACATTCGCGCCTATCCGGTTGAGTCTGGCGACATTGGCCGAGCCCGCGTTACTAGTGCTTTCTTAAAGTGGATGGTGGCTAGTTACATTCCTCAGTTCAAACGGCAGATGGAGCTTGGGGCCAACTACCTCCTTGAGCGTGGCATCATGATTACCTATGTGGGCTGGCAGAAGGAAGACCGTATCTTCAAACAGAAGCTTACATTAGATCAGCTCCAGCAGGTTAGTCCCGATTTGGTTAAAGCCATCTTGGAGAAAAAGTCCGACGACCAATTGGTTGAGCTTTTGAAAGGTCAATTCAACGGAATGACAGACAAGAAAGCCAAGCGTGCCCTAAACGATTTGCGTAAGACTGGTAATGCAGAGTTTCCCATCATTCGGCGCAGCGTAGATTGCCCAATGGTTCAAGCCATTGCCCCCGATGGAGATGTTCTGTTTCCGTCCTACACCACCGACCCACAGAAAGTTCCCTATTGCTTCTGGCGCGTGCTGATGAGTGCCCAACAGCTCAAGAATAAAATCGCAACAGAGGGTTGGGATGAGAGTTGGGTTGATTATGTGATTGAAAATTGCGGCGAAGAAGGCGACCCAATCAACAACAATAACAACAACACCAATTTCACCTACAAATCTACGACGTATGACGCCAGTGAGTTGTTTGAAGTGATTTATTGCTACCAACGCCTAGTTGATGAGGACAACGCGGAGGGTATTTATTGCACCGTTTTTCATAGAAACGTAATTGGTAAGCAAAACGTAGAGGATTATGCAAAGCATGAGCTTCTGAACGGCTACGAAGACTACCCGTTTGTCGTAACAAAGATTAGCGAGGACAACAAACGTCTCTACGACCTTCAAAGTTTTGCTGATTTGCTCAAAGGCATCCAGTGGCAAACAAAGGTGGAGCGCGATAGCCGCACAGACCGCAACTCGCTTGCTACTCTTCCGTGGATTGAGCATCCAATGGGCTTCCCGCCTAGCGATATTCGTCCCGGTGGGCTCCTTCCCTATCGCCGCCAAGGGGAAATTCGTTACGGCCCAACGCCGCAATACAATCCCGGTTCGGTGGAGATGGAAAACACACTGCTTACGCAGGCCGACAAGCTAATTGGCTTGGATGTTGATAATCCATTGTCCACAATTCAACAGCAGTATTTTGTGGATAAGTTTTTGACTCACGTTAAGGACGTGCTTCGTCTGTCATACAAGTGCTATCAACGCTTTGGCCCAGATCAAGTGTTCTTCCGCGTAACAGGCGTTTCCGACCCGCAGAAGTTTAGCAAGGGCGACCCTAACGAAAACTTCGACATCATCATCAACTACGACGTTCTGCATAACGACCCAGACAACGTGGAGACACAGCTCGGTCAGTTTGTCCAATTGATGCAACTTGATAGAAATGGCCGCATTGACGTTGATGCCTTGCTTGAAATTAGCGGCTCAGCCATCAATCCAGTCATTGCGGACGCTATCCTGCGGCCACGCGAGCAAGCTCAGGAGCAAGTGGTCAAACAGGTCACAGATGACTTGTCTAAGATTTACGCTGGCATTGAGGTGGGCGCACGGCCTAATGGTGCTCAAATCGCCATGCAGGTTCTTCAGCAATACAGCCAGCAGCCCGACGTTATGCAGCGTTTACAGCAGGATAAGGCATTTGCGGCACGCTTCCAAAAGTATGCCCAGCAATACCAGTTCCAAATGCAGCAAGTTCAGAACGCTGAGATTGGTCGTATTGGCACAGCTCCCGCCGAAATGGGCGGAATGCAAACACAGGGTATGCAGCAAGCTCCAACAGGTATGGCCCCCGGCCCACAACAATACTAATTCATGGACATTAAAAAACTAGAACAGCTTTCGCACAACGAAACATTTGTTGATTTCCTTGAAGAAATTCACAGCACACGCGAATCCCTCATTCAAGTGCTTCACGACGTAAGTGCTGATAGGATTCAGCAGATTAGCGGACGTATTCTCCAATGCGACGAAATCCTCGTGGCTGGTGGCTTCAACACCATCCAGCTGCGACGGATGGGGAGATAGTGGAGCCCCCGATAGGGATTGAACCTACGACAGCCAGTTTACAAAACTGGTGCTCTACCACTGAGCTACAAGGGCGTTAATGTTTCTCCATGCCTAGTCGCAAAATAGCAAACAAAATCTTTGCTATGATGGCCCCACGCAATCGCTGTGGCGTAAAGTCAGCGGAAAACAATAATATGTCTAATGTCGCACCGTCCGCCGCTGGGGACGATAAACCAACAGTGAGTAATGATAAGTCTAACATCACGATGAATGAATATGCTGTTCGTCGTTTGGGTGAGCTTAAAGCCAAGCCTCCGGCTCCTGTAACACAGAAGCAAGAGATTGTCGAAGAGCCCACTATTAAGGCCGCGCCAGCGGAAGAGGGAGATACTGAATCGCCAGACCCACAGGAAGGTGGCGAAGCTCAGGATTCAACCAACACCAAAGGCAAGGATGTTCTTTCACAACTTGACCTAACGGAATTGTCAGATGATGACATTGCCGAGCTTGCTCAAAAGGGTAAATCTGGTCTGCTTAAACGCATTGCGGAACTTACGGCCAAACGAAAAATGGCCGAGGAACGCATGGCGCAAATGGAGTCCTATCTCCAACAGCAGAGCAATAAAACCGCCCTTGAGCCAAAGGTTGAGAACAACCCCTACGAGCACATCAAAACTGCGGACGAACTCAGTAAACAATCTGAGCAAGTTAACGAAGTCATTGAGTGGGCTGAGGATGTTCTTGATAAAGCCGAGACTCTTGGATATGAGGATATTGCCGCCAGTGTGGATGGCAAAGACCTTACCAAAGCTGAGGTAAAAGATCATTTGCGTCGTGCCAGAAAAGCACGGGACAAATATCTTCCCGCCCAGCAAAAAGAGTTGAACGCCAAGGAACAGCGCAAGTCGCTACGTTCCGCCTTTCAGAATCAAGCTACAAAAGAGTTGGATTGGCTGTCTTCGCAAGAAGACAACGATATTCGTCGCCAATACCAAGCAATGATGTCCGACCCACGCCTCAAAAACATTGAGGATGTGATGCCGGAAATTGCTCCACAACTCCCATACCTTTTGGCGCACGCCGCTAACTCGTTGTATGGCCGCAAACTCATCAGTCTTGATAAGCCCGGTCACAAGGTCAATCCGCCCGGTAGTCCCGATCTATATGCCGCACCTAATGAGCGGCCAGTAGTGAAGGGCGAAAAGGCCGTGAAAGACGCCCGAACGCGCCTTATGGACTCAGGAAGCATAGGCGACTATATTGCCTTCCGCACCCTTCAAAAAACTAAACGCAAGTAAACTTTTAATAATATGGCCTTTTCTAATACCTACGATACAACTAATCCCGGTGCCGCTGTTTCTAACCGCGAAGACCTCACAGACGTTCTGACAATCCTCGCTCCCGAGGAGACGCCAGTTCTTTCGTCCGCATCCAAATCCAAAGCTACCGCTACCTACGTTGAGTGGACTGTCGATAGCCTTGCTGCCCCCACCACAACGGGCGTTGCAGAAGGTGCAGACGTTACCTCATTCACGGACAAATTCTCCAACCGCGCTCGCCTCGGTAACTATATCCAAAAGTTCCGCCGCGACTACATGGTTAGCGACTTGCAGAACGCTGTTGACAGCGTTGGTCCAGCAAAGATTGCCCAAGCTGAGGCAAAATCGGTGCGCGAAATCAAACGCGACATTGAGGCTACTCTCTGCTCCAACAACGACCGTTCGATTGAGGACGGCGCGGGCACGCCATACGGCCTTCGTGGTCTTGGCGACTGGATTGATAGCGCAGGTCCAGCAGACGTTCCAGCGGCCTATCGCACCCCAGCGGGTTCGATTCAGGGCTCCGGCACGACCTTCACGGAAACCGTTTTCAATAACCTCATCACCAGCATCTTCCGCGTTACTGGCATGAGCAATGGTTTGACGCTTGTTGCTGACACATCGCTCCGTCGCGTTATCAGCGACTTTGCTCGCACCTCGGGTAGCTCGGACTACTCGGTTCGCAAAGTTAGCTATGATGGCGGCGAGGCGTCTATTAAACTGTCGGTTGAACTCTACGAGTCCGACCACGGCATCGTGTCCATCGTCAACATGAATCCTGACTGCGCTCCAGATACGACCAACAAGGACACCGGCTACTTGGTTAATCCCGAGTATTACGGCATTGCTGAACTCATCCCAACTGGCTCGACCCGTCTCCCCAACCTTGGTGGTGGCGAACGCGGCTACGTTGACTGCGCCTTGACTCTCATCGTGAAACACCCCGGTGCTCACGGCAAGATCACTGCCCTCACATAATCCAACGAAAGGAATACCAATATGCCTAAACTCACAGTAAATGAAAGCGCGTTCGGGATGACCGACGAGCTTGTTATCGACTTCACAGCCTTCTCGGTTGCCAATGCTGGCACTTTGGCTGACAACGCAACCAAGACATTCACGTATGCCATTCCAGCCGGAACTATGGTTACGGATGTCTCGGCCTATCTGGTGACTGCGTTCGACGACAGTGGCGGCGGCGATGAGCTGAACGTCATTGTTGGCGACGGCACGGATGATGATGGCTTTCTGACAACTGCGGCTCTGCACGTTGACCAGACTGAAATCACATACGTTGCTGACACGGGTGCATACATCGACAATGAGAACGGCAAGGTTTACACCGCAGCCGACACCATTGATCTGAAGTTCACCCCCAACGTCTCGACTGGAACGGATTACTCGCTCAACGAACTCACCGCTGGTCAGGTGAAGTTTAAGTTCCGCTTGGTTAGTCTCGCCTAAGCCAACTTTTTAGTTGTGTTAAACTTGGCCACCTCTTAACTGGGGTGGCCAATTTCGTTTTGCATGAATATCATCAATAAACCAAAAACCTATTCCAAAGAAGAAATTGATAACGAGATTATCAACATCGTGAAAGAGAGTCTTGTGGAAGAAAAGGCAACGGAGTTTGAGCGCACCAACGTAGCTCGCGCACAAGCGTCTGTGATGAAAAACCACAAGAGCGTTCCCGGCTTGGGGAAGTGCATAGGTGTTATGCCGGGACGTGAGTATTTCCGGCTTGTAAAGAAATACGGATACGAGACGGTTCACAGCAAAGATTTCATGCGATTCTTCAACAAGAAGATGCCTGAACTTTCCCCCAATAGAGTTTAATGAAAAACAAGTCATATTCCGAGTTGCTAGCACTTGTCCAAGCTCTTTCGGGCGTGGATGCGTTCACTGTGCTTGAACAATCGAAAGTGTTGGCAATGGCCAATCGTCGCTTGTATGAGGCGTATGACTTCAGCCCAACGTGGCCGCGTTACATCGTGGGCGCACAGGTGAGGCCAGCTACAAATAATCTAATTGCCCGTGAATACGATCATGTTGCTGGAATTAGAACATCGTCGTCTGCTTCGCGTAACGGGACAACGGTTACAATCGTTTGCACGGCTTCTATCAGCTTTGTTGCTGGAATGACTGTTGTTGTGTCAGGGCTCACTGGAACGGTTAGCCCTAACGGAACCCAGACAGTTGTGGGCATTGAAACCACAAATGTAATCAACGACACATTTACCTACAACCTTGCATCTGGAACAGGGGTTGAGACGTATAGCGGCACCGCCACCGTGTCTCCTGCGGCCATTGACGACATCTCGGACTACAACCGCATCTGGAACGCCAATCCTTTTGGCTCAAATCCGTCTTACGAATACGACTTCTTCGTTGATAGCAATGGCGCGACAGTAATTAACAACGCAACGGGAAACCTTGGATTTTGGGTTGGCTACAAGAAGGAATGGCCCGGTCCATACACCACTGCTGCGGTTGATATTCCACTAGAGTTCTTCCACTATGCAGCTCACGCTACCTATGCCGATTTCCTTCGTATGGACGGTCAGGTTGACAAGGCTATTGCCGAAGAACAAATTGCCATGAGCTACCTTATGCTAGAGTTGAGCAAGGCCCAGAATCAGCGCAATAACAACTTCTTGTTTCGCCGCATTTCTACCTACGTTTCAACACAATCACGCTAATGAATAACTCCCTTGTTGTTAATCTCTATCCGTCTCCAACCGGGGAGGCCGACGAACGCCTTGCTGTAAGCACAGCGGCAGTTGCTCTTACGAATGTCTGGTCTTCGTCCAAGACGAAATACATCCTGATTGATATTCAGGGAGACGATGTTATGGTGACTTTTGACGGTAGCACACCTACCGCTACGAATGGTCATTTGTTTAAGAAACTGACGCCCCCGTTTTTTTGGAACAAGAGCACGGCTCTTGCGGCTAAGTTTATTCGCGCTGCTTCTACGGATGCTTCGGTTCACGCAACCCCATTTACTGTCTAACCATGTCAAACTCACGCATAGTTAACGGTCCAATGCAGGTGCTTCCGGTTAGCGGAACATCCATGCGAACGCTTTCCGTTAGTGGAACAGCCACCAACTTCATTGTTGCTCCCCTCAATCCCAATACCAGTCACATCTATTGGACGTTAGCAGGAGCAAACATTCGCCTCACAATTGACGGCTCGACCCCCACTACTTCCGTTGGCCATGTTTTCAATGATGGCAATAGCGGTATTTGGAGCGCGGGCTGGGCAAAGAACGCCAAAGTAATAGCTGTTAGTGGAACGGGCGTGTTTACGATTAGCGAACTCAACTATATTTAACCATGTCCGGCATTTTCGATCAAATCATTAACTATACTCCTCCCGGAAATCCATTTTCCGCTGGCAATGGTTTGACACTTACGGGTTCGGTTTTTTCGCTCACCACCCCTGTATCATTTGCTAACGGTGGCACCAACTCCACTTCGGCCCCTCAATCTGTTGCTAGGTCAATGGGATTTACATCCACTGTAACAGCAGCCGGGACAACCATACTGACAAACACAAGCACGTCCTATCAGCTGTTTACCGGCACAACGACGCAAACCGTTAGACTTCCGGTTACAAGCACACTTGAAACCGGTTGGGTGTTTCATATAATTAACAACTCAACTGGCGTTGTTAGTGTGCAAAGTAGCGGGTCTAACGCGATTGTTTCCCTTCCGGCTGGTGTAACCACATTCTGCACCTGTATTGGTACAACTCTCACAACAGCGGCGGATTGGGAGGCTGGGTTCACTGACTTTTCCACTCTAACTGGAACGGGTAGCGTTGTGCTTGGCACATCGCCCACAATTGCCTCTCCAACGTTTTCTTCAACCGTTGCTGGCACCTACACGCTAGGCGGTGCTCCAACGATTACACCCACCGCAAGATCAAGCGGCGCGACTCCCTATCTTACGTTTACAACCCCGGCTGATACCAACCGCACAGCCTCAACGGAAAGCATTGGGTTTAGTTTGACGGCGGCTACTCGCCAATGGGCTACGGGTGCGCTTACGCTCCAGCGCGAGCGTGTATTTGCGGCCCCCACTTACAGCTTTGTTGGGGCTTCTACGCTCACCACGGCTATCAACGTGGACATTGCAGACCCCATTCAGGGCACCAATGCTACGCTAACAAACATCTTTGGGCTTAGATTTAACCGGGGGCAGTTTACCAATCAGCTTGTTTCAACGGTGGCTACGGGCACAGCTCCATTTGTCGTAGCGAGCACGACCAACATTCCCAACCTCAACGCCAGCTCCCTCAACGGAGCGACATTTGCGGCACCGGGGGCCATCGGCAGCACAACCGCATCTACGGGCGCGTTTACGACGCTGAGCTCGGCGTCTCTCACCTCTGCCGCCGCGTCCAACCTGACCCTAGGCACCGGCAGCTTCGGCACCGCGTTGACGTTCACAAGCGCGACGGGTAACGCGACGTTTGCGGCGCGGACCCTTGTGGGGTCTGCAACAGGCACCTTGGGTGCTCGTTTTGAGGTGAATGAATTGAGCGACACCGTTGCGACCTTTGTTCGCGGAGCGGGACTAACAAATGGCGTCGGCCTTGGCACGAGCGGAACAAACCAACCATTCGTCAACGGATACAGTAACGTCGGGGCGGTCACAGCACTGGGAATCCAGCCCAACGGCGGTGCGCTCTCAATCGGTAACTCTGCCACGATCACAACGGTCAACGGCACCACCGCCAGCACATCCACGACCACCGGGAGCCTAATCAACAGCGGCGGCTTCGGTAATGCGGGGGCAATCTTTGGTGGCTCCAACCTAGACATAAACAACAACGCCACCATCGGTGTTCGCTCCGCATTTTCTGGCGGTGGTGGATTGCTTCGGATTCGTGACGACACCGGAACGGTCCGGTGGGCCACCGGAATTCTGGGCACCGTAGCAAACACGACGTTCAGCATCTACGATGCGGTCAATGCGGTGTCGCTGTTTGACATGACTTCGGGGACGCTCGCCACATCTGGTGCTATATTCCGAGGCACCAAAGCCGCCACCCTTCCAACCAACGGCGTGCTCACTGTCGGTGACGGGTCAACCGCTGCAACTAATGTGAGTATCGGCGGGGGCAACATTGTGGCCGGAGCCCAAATACGCTCCACCTCCGCAACGGGCGGCATCGGCTACGCGACCGGCGCGGGCGGCGCAGTCACGCAAGGCACCTCGCGCACCACTGGCGTCACGCTCAAC